GCTCAAATAGGGTGCCTGTCCCTTGCAAGCTATCGGGGTAAGTGCGAAAAACATCAGCCCCCCCCGTGGAAGGGGTCGGGTAGAGCATCAAGACTCCCCACCGACTGGCAGACTAGGCGCAGAATAGTCCTAAGCACTCATAAAGCTATTTGTCACCTATGCAACCAAGCTGGAGCAGATGGGGTAGATCACGTCATAGCTGGGGATGATCACAGCCTAGACAACCTTCGACCAGTTCACGATAAAGTGCCGCCATACTGCCACAAATACAAGAGTAGCGCCGAGGGTCACGAAGCAAAGCTCAAGCCAAATAAAGGAACACCACCAAATCCCTACTGGAAGCCCCCTAAATGACCCTAAAACACCTATTACTAGATGTAGTATCACAGTATGTATTTATACCTAGATGTAGTAGGGGTAGGGAGTAGTCCCCCCCTCCCCCCGCTGCGTTCCTCGGCGGCGAGTAGCTAGTGTAGGCATACGCGAAACCCACAGGGGGGTATACCCCTTATTCAGATTTACACTTTGCCGATAGGCAGAGAGCCGCATGGCAGACCGCAGGGTCAAAAGGAGATCACCGCATGGTGGCAACAGGTAGACCTAATGGTAGGCCGCCGAAACCAACGGAAGTTAAGCGCATGCTTGGCAACCCAGGAAAGCGACCATTACCAGATGCACCAGATGTAGGCGAAGGCTTACCTAGTGCAAGCACGATACCAACACCACCCCCACTTGGAAAAGATGGGATAGGGCTTTGGGATCAGGTTTGGAACGCTGGTCAGAAATGGCTAAGCCCCAAGAGTGATTTCTCAATGACCTTGATGTTGTGTCAAGCTCACGATGAAGCAGAGCAGATTCGTAGAGCGTTAGCGGTTGGAGAAGTTCGAAGATTTTATGTTTTACCAAACGGTCAGCAAGTTACGCACCCAATGGTAAATCAACTAAAAGATCTAAGAACTCAAATTACTGCGTGGCTTTCAAGCTTAGGGTTTAGTCCTACAGATAGGGCAAGACTTGGACTTACGGAAGTTAGGGAAAACGACGCACTAGATGAACTAGAGCGAAGAAGAACCGAACGCATGAAACAATCAAGCTAACGAAGGAACACACATGGAAATGATTATTGGAATAACGACGCTCGTTCTTTACGGGCTAGGAATGGCTTGGCTTACTTCGCGGTTTGTCAAGAGACATCAAGATACCGAATACTACACAGTTGGAGATCGCAAGAACGGAACGATTCAATCGGCGCTATCTATAGCCGCTACTTGGATCTGGGCACCTGCTCTATTCGTTGGGTCTACTCAGGCATACAACAATGGTTGGGTTGGACTATTTTGGTTCTTAGTCCCAAACATAGCTACACTATTTTTTATTATTCCTTTCGCAAAAAGATTGCGCGAGAGTTACCCAGATGGCTTTACGATTTCGGGTTACATGGGTTCACGCTACAACTCAAAGGTTCAGAAACTTTATCAGTTCGAAACTGGAACGCTTAGCGTTCTTTCAATGTCTGTAAACACTTTGGCTGGTGGCGCTGTTATCACGATCCTCACGGGATTACCACTAATAGTCTCATCAGTAATGATGATGGGTGTTGTCTTTCTCTACATCTGGCGCGGTGGTATCAAGGCAAGCTTTGTAACTGACGCAGTTCAGATGGTAATGATCCTTGGCGCACTTTTACTATTCGCACCAGCGGCTATTGCCAACAAGGGTTGGGACTCGCTAGTAGGCGGACTAAATGGAATCAACAATGTTGATGGTTTATTTACCAGCTCAGGAATTGGCGTAGCGGTTAGCTTCGGAATTATCTCAGCTATCGGATTGATCGCTGGACCGATTGGTGATCAGAGCTTCTGGCAGAGAGTGTTCTCAATAGACAAGGCTAAAATCGGCAAGAGCTTTGCCCTAGCTGCATTAGCTTTCGGACTTGTCCCACTTCTAATGTCTGTATTCGGGTTTATCGCTGCTGGCTCAAACGCAAAAATCGAAAACGCAGGATTTGTAAACCTAGAAATTATTATGGGGATCTTTCCATTTTGGGTAGCTGCACCGTTCTTGATCATGCTGCTTTCAGGGCTATTGTCCACGATTGACTCACAGTTGCTAGCGCTTGGATCTATAACAACCGATTACACCAAGGATCTAAAAAAGCAGCGCAGGGCAATGATTGCAGGAGCTGTCTTGGCTTTGATAATTGCAAACATTCCGGGCAACTCAGTTCTATTTATGTTCTTGGTTTACGGAACTCTAAGGGCTTCAACATTTAGTATTACGGTTCTAACTTTGGCAAACGTCAAGCTTCGTGCAAACTCAGTAGTCGCAGGATTATCGGTTGCTATCGGGATTGGCTTTCCAATTTTCCTTTATGGAAATCTCAACAATGTCGGCGAAGTTAAGCTGTGGGGATCTATCTTTACTGCTACAATCGCTGGCGTAATAGCCTACGCTGCAACAAGCTGGGTCAAGAGAGATGATAGCACTAAGGTCACCGTCTAAATGAAAACAACTACAGTAACCCTAAGCACCCTAAAAGCCCTAGAGCGTAACCCTAGAAAACATTCCAACTTACAGATTGCTGAGCTAAAGCGATCAATAGAAATGTTCGGTCAGATTAGACCAATGGTGGTTGACGAGGGCAACAATGTTCTCGCTGGTAACGGACTTTTGATTGCACTAAAAGAACTAAGTTGGACTAAGGCAGAAGCCTATGTTGTTAGAGATCTAAGCGAAGATGATAAAAAGCGTTTGATCTTGGCAGACAACAAGGTAGCTGCGCTTGGCTCTGATGATTACTCAGTAATTGAAGAACTGATCTTTGAACTACGCGACAACCTAAACATTCCAGGATTCGATGATGAAGTTCTAAGATCTCTAGTTGCTGCACCTGCACAGCTCAAAGAGATTGGCGATTCCTATGGGGTTGTAGATCAAAGCTTTAGGGATCAAGTTCAATCGAAAGCTGCGATAGTAGCCGCCGAAGGGTTAGAGAAAGATCGCGCTCTAGAAGCTATGGAAGCGCAGCAGAACTCCACGCACTTTACGACCTGCGAAAGCTGTGGGCAAAAAGTATGGTCTTAGTCCAGAGAGATCTCGAACAGAATGTAGTTCAAGCTGCTAGTGAGCGCATCATTCGGATCTTCAAAAATGGGCTACAAGTTCACTTATCTCTAAGCGGCGGCAAGGATTCCATCTGCTTAGCTAGCTTGGTTTACGATCTAGCGCTACAGGAAAAGATAGACATCAAGCTGTTGGTAGTTCACTTCGTTGATGAAGAAGCTGTCTTTGATGATGTAGATGCAATAGTCAGAGAATGGCGAATAAAGTTTATGGAGCTGGGCGTCAAGTTCAACTGGTGGTGCATGGAGTTCAAACACTTCAACTGTTTCAACCAGCTGACTAACGATGAAAGCTTTATCACTTGGGATCGCACTATGGCGAACAACTGGGTGCGCTCAATACCTAGCTTTGCGATAACTAGCCACCCTAAGCTCAAGGCAAGAAAGCAAACTTACCAGCAGTTCTTTACTTCCAACTTTCAAGATGTAATGCACATAGTGGGGCTAAGAACCGCAGAGAGTGTCCAGAGACTTTACGCAGTTTCTAAGCACAACGCCGCTACTTCGAACAAGCTCTATCCAATTTACGATTGGCAAGATTCAGATGTATGGAGATACATCAAAGAGCGAAACTTAAACTACCCAGTTGTTTATCAATACATGTATCAAACTGGTAGTAGCCGCCGAGACATGAGGATAAGTCAGTTCTTTTCTATTGATACCAGCAAGATCTTGGTAAAAATGGGCGAGTTCTATCCTGATCTAATGGAGAAGATTACCAAGCGCGAACCTAACGCCTATCTAGCTTCGCTCTATTGGGATTCAGAGCTGTTCCGCAGGAGTAAGTCCGTGAAGAAAAAAACGGATTCAGAGGGTCTTGATCCTGAAGTGGATTACCGTGCAAAGGTTATAGAGTTCATCAACAACTTGGACAATCTCACAAGTAAGGTGCGAATAAGTAATGTTTCTTCAATAAGAAACCTTATACTGAAGTTTGGCATAGATGTTCATACGAAAGATTACAAGAGAATGTATGACGTGCTAGTTGCAGGAGATCCAAAAGATAGAACGATTCGTGCGCTGCAACTCGATCTCCACAAGAACGATTGGGACAGAAACGTAAATGACCGCAAAAGCTGAAACAAAAGATCTATTCGATCCCCTTACTAGGCTTCACTTCGTTGATCGAGGAAAGCTAAAGGCTAACGACTACAACCCGAACAAGGTTTCGGAAGAAAATCTCAAGCTGCTAACACAATCAATTCTTAGCAATGGCTGGACACTTCCGATTGTAGTTAGACCCGATTACACAATCATCGACGGATTCCACCGCTGGACTGTATCGGGCAGAGAGCCACTTCTGACGAAGCTTGGTGGCAAAGTTCCAGTAGTTGTAGTCGATCACAAAGATGGCGCTGCAAATGTCTACGGAACTATTACCCACAACAGAGCGCGTGGAACACATCTTCTTGAGCCAATGAAGGTTATCGTGCAAGGCTTACTAGATTCTGGTAAATCGCTTGATGAGATCTCTAAAGAAACGGGCATGAAGAAAGAAGAAGTATTTAGGCTATCTAACTTTAGTCGCGAAGATTTCTTGAACCTTATGATTGCCGACTCTACCGAATACAACAAAGCGAAGCACATAGCGAACTACTAAGGATCAGGATGAAAGCTACTGATCAGAAACTAGAGCGTTTGCTTACGGCTATAAAAGCTGGAACAGACTTAGATACTTCCGCCCACTACGCTGGGTTGAGCGTTCAAGAAGTGTATCGCTGGCTAGAGCTAGGCAAAATAGAGAATGACCGACGCAACGGTGACGAGAAAGCTGACGAGAGCTTAGATCCCGAAGTCAAGTTTTGGTTAGATCTCACTACCGCTAGAGCAGAAGCGATTGTGCGAAATGTTGCACAAATACAGCAAGCCGCTGCTAGCGGCGAATGGAAAGCAGCAGCTTGGTGGCTAGAGCGTGCGGTTCCAGAAAGCTATTCTGCTAAATCGGCAGAGAAAAGAGCAGAAGTAAACAAGGGTAATTCGGGTAGCGAAATTACAGGCAAGTAATGTTGCCAGAGCCGCACGAATCTTGGGCACCTACCTACTCAGTTCCGTCATACTCTGATCGAACAAGAGGCGAAGATGTTACAGACTTTGCTGCTTTACTTCTAAAGGCTTCGCGTGGGTTTAGAGCTGGTGAACCGCTAGAGTTTACCGATTGGCAGCGCTGGCTAATGGATCGCTTGCTAGAGGTAACACCCGAAACTGGATTGCTTAGGTATCGCAGAGCCATAATTGGACTCCCACGAAAAAACGGCAAGAGTTTATTGGGAACCGCGATTGCCCTAGAACACTTGATTCATGGACCCGAAGGCGCACAGGTATACTCAGCGGCTTCAGATCGCGCACAGGCAAGGATCGTGTTTGGCGAAGCTAGACAACAAGTGATTGATAACCCAACGCTCTCAAGGGTTGTAAAGGTTTATCGGGATGTAATATTACATCCCGATAAACCTTTACAACCCTTGAGAGCGTTGGGTTATCAATCA